CGGCGATGATTCCCGAAGAACGCTTTTCCACCGAGACGGTTCGCGGCGTGCTCTTGAACCCGTGGTCGCGTGATCGCAAGATCAGCTATCACTGGGGTCCGGTGCAGGTCCAAGACCCGTCCCAAGGGCTTCTGGTCAAACTGTGGACGCTGCGTGTCATTGGCAACGACGCAGTGCTGTCAGCTCCTGGAAGCCCCACTCAGGTGTTGTTCACTCGCGCCAATGGCCTGGACAACGTGAGCTTGTCCTTTGACCAAAACGGGCGTCCTTGCGTGTGCTTCGAGGAGGAGGTCGGCGGCAGTGCGTTCCTGTATTGGTTCGACCCCGTGCCGAATGCTCCTGTATTCATGCCTGTCGATGGCGATTCCCCGAGAATCACGTTGGACGATGCCCGCGCGCTCAACGTGGCCAACTCCGACGTGATTCTCGGGTACGTGCGTGCCGGATTCGTGCGCTACCGCCGTCAGCGCGACCGTTTCACCGTAGAGTACACACCGCTCATCGGCCCCGGCGGCACTCCTGCACTTGCCACCCGCTTGCGACACATCAGCATGAACAGCAACCTTCGCCTTGAGTTTCTGACCGACACACCAGGCGAGCACCCGTGGACACTAGGTGACGTGGTGGAGGATCTGTGCGTACGTGCAGGGATTCCACCTGAGTCTGTGGACGTGAGTGAGTTGTATGAAGACATCGTCCCCGGTATGAAGGTCACTAGCACGGACGGGTTCTCCAGCGACATCGACCGTCTCCGTGAGGTGTTCAACTTCGACAAGTCGCTCGTCGATAGGAAGATCCGTTGGCCTAAGCGCGGGAGAGAGCCTGTTGCTTGGATCCCGTACAGCGACCTGCTTGGCAGCCGCGACGAGGCGTTGAAGCAGAATCTGGTCAACGAGCAGAAGCTGCCACGTGAGATCCACATCGAGCACATCGACCCGGACGGCGGCTACGCCAAGAACAAGCAGACTGCACGTCGCCGCAGTAACTTAGTCAAGGCTGAGAAGAGCGAGACCATCAGCTCTGGGCTCGTGTTGACCGCCGACCAGGCGGCCAGTGCAGTGCTGCAGAAGCTCAAGGTCCGCTGGAACGAGCAGGTCGAGTTCGAGTTCACCACGTCGATCAAGTACACCTTCGTCACCCCGGCCGACGTGGTCATGGTCGAGGACGCGAAGGGGGTTTGGCACCGTGTTCGCATCGAGGAGCGCAACGAGGACAGCGGGGAGATCGACTGGAAGGGTATTCAAGACGCAGGTACGCGAGCTTACGGCTCCATCCTGACGGGTAACCCGCTACCGCCACCGGTCTCAACAACTCCTGGCGTTGTCGGCGAGACCCGGTTTGAAATCCTCAACATCCCGGTGCAACGTGGTCAGGACGATGAGCTCGGCCTCTACCTCGCTGCGTGTGGTGAGACGTCTGGATGGGCGGGCTACCAACTGCTCTTTTCCAATGACGAAGGCGCGTCATACAGTGAAGTGTTCCAAAGCGAAAATGCGTCAATCATCGGCGACACGCTGACCACGCTGCTGGAGGAGCCTGCCGGTTATACGTACCCCAGCGCCCAGACCGTCGAAGTACTCGTCAACTTCCCGTTGAGCTCGGTCTCGTACGAACAGATCCTGCAGCGCAAGAACCTCTGTGTCATTGGTGACGAGGTCTTGCAGTTTCAAACGGCGACGCTTCTCGAGCAGGTTGATGGCAAGTATCGCTACCTGCTGAGCGGTCTGTACCGTGGTCGATTGTACACACCTGCCGAGACATGGCCACAGGGCACGAGGTTCGTGCTGCTCGACGCGTCGGTTATCTTCGCCCCCATCGACCGTGTCTATCTTGGCGCCGATCTGTGGTACAAACCCGTGAGCTTGGGTCAGTCGTCTGACGAGGTCACGCCAACCGCGTATCTGTTCAACGAGGGTGTTAGCCAGCGTGAGTTCCCTGTCAGCAACGTGGGCACTGTGCGCGACGGCAGTAACAATGTGACGGTGACGTGGGTTGGTGCCGCGCGACTCGGCGTCGACACGTCCCCATACCACTCCAAGTATTTCAGAGGCTACCGCGTCAAGTTCAGCAACGGACATACAATCGACACCACCAGCCAGACAGCCACCTACCACTCAGCGCCGGTTGGCGTGACGGTGCAGGTGTGCGCGCTGAACGAAATCACGGGCGAAGGTCCGTACTCTCCCGCCATCGCAACCTGAGGACCCTAGTTATGCCGACTCCGAATATTGGCCTGCCTACTGCTCCTGGCGGCGCGACTGACCTGTCGGTGGCGTTCAACGCTGCCATGCAGATTATCGACGCACTGACCCCGCTGGTGGTGCAGGACAAAGACCTGAACGCGCCACCGGCCACCGTGGCGGGTGACGTAGGCAAACGTTGGATCGTCGGCTCTTCTCCCACCGGCGCGTGGGCGGGCCACGCAGGCGAGATCGCCCTCTGCACCGCAGCTAACGTCTGGCAATTCATTGTGCCGCCACCGTTCATTACCGCTTACGTCATCGATGAGGCCATGGACTACCGTTACGACGGTGTCGCATGGGCGCCGCTGTGACCAATGAAGAGGCTCTTCGCCTGGCTCGCGCGCAGCTTCAGATTCGGTACCAGCAACTCTTATCCTGCCGCATCTGTGGCGCCGACGCCAAGCGATTTGAAGAAGCCATCGAGCGAATCCGACAACTTGAACTCCAACACCGAGGGGACAGCCATGACATTCAAGTTCAGCAAAGCCAGCCTTGATCGACTTGCTACCGTGGATCCGCAGCTGCGGAAGGTGGCGCACCGTGCGTTGGAGCTGTCTCCGGTGGACTTCGTGGTGGTGCAGGGCGGTCGCACGCTCGACGAGCAGAAGCGCCTGTATGGTAAGGGTCGTACAGCGGAGCAGTGCAAGGCCAAGGGTGTGCCGGTGGAGTACGCGCGCCCCAACGAGGCCAAGGTCACCTGGACACTGAACAGCAGCCACATCGGCGGGCGGGCAATTGACGTCGCCCCATATGTAGACGGTGGCATTCAGTGGGACGACAGCGGCAAGCGCGGCCTGTGGCCAAAGATCGCAGCGGCGTTCAAGCAGGCCTCCAAGGAGCTCGGCATCCCTATCACGTGGGGTGGTGACTGGACCACCACGGTGGACCGCCCGCACTTCGAGCTGAAGAGGTGAGTCATGAAGGAAGAAGTAGCTAACTTCGTGAAAATGATGAGCACTTCGACGAGCACGGGTGTGGCTACTTCGCCGGTGTTTCAGCTGCTCACCAACTACGTCAATCAGCCTGTGTGGGGCGTCCCCGTCACAGTGTTCGGTGCCTCTGCCGCCGGTGCCTGCATGTCGCTGTTCTTCGGCGACCCGCTACCGACGCGACGCGCACTGTTCGGTCAGACGCTGTCCGCCACGTTCTTCGGCGCCGCCGGAGCCGTCCTGATGTCGGACGCCATGAACTGGGAGTGGGCGAGCAAGAACATCTCGATGTTCGCCATGGTCAGCGCCGCCATGATCCGCTGGTTCCTGCCCTCAATCATCGAGCGCGGGAGGCAGCTGATCAAGGAGTTCAAGTTCCCGCTCACAAAGAAACAGTAGGAGGTGACAAGTGAGTATCTTAGACATTCTGATCGTCGTCGCGGCACTGCTGATCTTCCTCACAGCCGTCGCGCGCCTCAACGACATCAAGCGCTCTCAGAACAGCAAGCGGTGGTGGGTGCGGCGCATCGGCCTGATGCTGGTGACTGTGTCGATGGTGATGGTGATCGCTTCTTACTTCACCCTCGCCACTCCGTACTGGTACCAAGTGCAGCGGTTCACTGGGCTGTGGGGCCTCGCGCTCACGTGGTTCACCACCCCGGGGATGCCGCCGTGGTGGAAGTACATCTCACGATATGACGTTGAGCAGGAATGACATGGCCATCACCGAGACTGTCAAGTTCATCATCGCAGTGCTCATTGGCGCTGCTGTACTGTTCGGCGTGCAGACGGTGCTGGACTGGCGCGAAGGCGCGCAGGCCGGCGAGCAGCTAAGGCGCACCGCCACCGCCATCAGCGGCATTATCAACGACGGCGCCGAGGCCGACGCGCAACGTGACACCGTCGACATGGGCATCGCCCGGGGCCGCGACAAGTTCAATAACGACTACCAAGAGGCGAAGCTCAATGAACCAGAAACTGCCGCTCGTGCTGCTCGTGTTGTTCCTGTCAGCGTGCGGAACGCATTCCGCGCGCGGCGACTTGCCCGCGAGCGATCTGCGTGCCCTGACGGCCGCTGTGTCCAGGGACCTGCGCCCGAGGATGCTACCGAACGGTAAGGAGTACTGCGCCGAGTTGGCCCGGACCGAGCAGCAGCAGGACGACTGCATGGGCGATCTGGAGGACGCCCTGTACGCTTCCAACCGCGACAAGGAACGGGCGGCGAGTACACTACTGTCTGGGGTCGCCCGCATCGAGTGGGCCCGCAATCCCTGCCGGTGGTGGCAGTTCCGATGCCGGTCACAGCGCAAGCCGACGAACGGTAATTGACGGAAGCCGCCCGGGGCGGTATCCTTTGCTAACCGGGGCGCGAAGGGCGCCCCGGGCCCTTAGACGATAGAGAGACACAACATGAGCAAGGAAATGTCCTATCAGGGCCGCATTGTGGCCGTGGTCGAGCGCAACGGCGGTTGGACCACCATCCTTGACGGCATGAAGCAGATCAAGGTCCGCAATGGCGAGCTGACGGCGTTGGTCGACGGCAAGCCGATCAACCCGGCCAAGCCCAGCAAGCTGCCGTCCACCAGGCGCAAGGCCGCCAAGGCCCCGAAGGCCGCCAAGGCCCCGAAGGCCGCCAAGGCCAAGCCGGCGGCCGAGGGCGCCGAGAAGACCACCAAGCCCCGCTTGGTGAGCCCAGACCTGAGCCGTTACGTGGTGTCCGACGTCAGGACTGCCTCCGGGCGCAGGGCGATCGACCGCAACGACGAAGTGGCCAACCTCCTGCGCGGCATGGATCTGGCCGAGGTGTACGGCAAGGCGGCTGAGGTGCTCGGGGTCAGCACCAGTGCCCTGAAGGCCCAGTACCAGCACCTCAACCCGGGCATGCAGCGCATGAACCTCGGCAACCGCATCCGCGGCGCTCTGTCCAAGGCCGCCAAGGCGCGGGGGGACTGATCCCCATGATCGCCCAGCAGCACGACCAGGGCCGGGTCGTGCTGGCGCGTGTCAGCCCGGCCTCCAGGTTGTCACACGGGGCCTCGCTCGAGGCCCCGACTGCCGCGGAGGCCCAACTTAACGAGCGGCCGTCGGAGGCCCGCATGGCCCCGGGTAGCGGCTACCATAGCTGCGACCCCACAAGCGGCCAACCGGAGCCCGGCCGTTAAGCCGGAGACGGCCCCGGCCGGCCCCGGGCCCCGCCGCCCTCGCGCGGGCGCGTGCGCGGGCACCCGCCCGATGGACAGTCTGTGATAGTTGTGATACCTGTGATACCCTCCCCGGCACCGGCGCAGCCGGCCTGCGCATTCCTCCCCGAGGTATCACGCCTATCACGCCTATCACAACGCCCCCAAGAGGCCCGCGGGACGGGAGCTCTGGCTGTGATGGGCAGCGGCGGCCTGCCAATCACGGGTATCACGCAAAACGGGGGGAGGCGCCCAGCGGGCCGCCAGCCCCCTGCGGTGCCTTCCCCGCGCGGGCGCGGTTGCTAGGCCGCCCCCGGCGTGTTAACATGGTGCCAATAGAGCATAGCGACACCCCGAGGAAGGAAATGGTAGACCAGCTAAACCTGCACCGCTTCCTCCGGCTGTTCAGGGGCAACCACCGGTCTTATGGCAGGTGGGACCCAAGCAAGCCGAAGGACAAGCAGTCCCTGACCGAGAAGAACCACGACGGGTTCAAGCCCGAAGTGATCGAGGCCGCGGTGAGAGACCACCTCGATGGTAAGATCGGGTTCGGCGCCGTGCCGATCCGGGACGACGGCAGCACTCTGTGGGGGGCCATCGACCTGGACAACCACGGGTCGGACAAGGACATCGACATCCGGGCGGTGGAGCGCCGGGTGGCCGAGAAGGGGTACCCCCTGATTCCGTGCCGCAGCAAGTCCGGCGGTGTCCACCTGTACGTGTTCTTCAGCGAGCCGGTCCGGGCGGACATGGTCAAGACGGTGCTGGGCCGCTGGGCCAAGGAGCTGGAGGTGGATGGGGTGGACTGTATCTACCCCAAGCAGGGCAGGCTGGCGGTCAACTCGGACGGCGTGCGCGCGCTGGGCAACTGGATCAACCTGCCGTACTACGGATCCACTGGCGGTGATGGCGCTGGCCCCCGGTTCGCCGTGTCGAACGGCAAGAAGCTGACCCTGGAGGCGTTCCTGTTACAGGCAGAGTCTCGGGCCATCGACGCCCAGACTCTGCAGAAGTACTTCTCGGACGACCTGACCGAGTTGCCCCCGTGCCTCCGAGCCCGGCTGCAGTCCGGTGGGTTCGCGCCCGGCGAGCGCAACGAGGGCACGTACCAGGTCGCCGTGTTCTGCCGCAAGCGCGACCCGGAATCGGCCCGCGATGCGGCGCATGATCTGGTCATGCGGTTCATGCCAGAGCATCCCCTGTCGTTCAAGGAGCGCGACAAGACCATACGCTCGGCGGTTGGCAGCCGCAGTAACAACTACCGCTGCAAAAGCTTTCAAGACGTGTGCGACAGGGAGGCGTGCCGAAAGCTGAAGTACGGTATCTCGGAGGGCGAGTACGAGGCGATGACCGCCCGGGCCATGATGCCGGCGTTCCACTCGCTGATCAAGTACCGTAACGCCGAGCCGATGCGATTCGACCTGAGCGTTGGCGATGAGGAGACGTCCCGCAAGATCGAGGGGCTGACCATTGACGAGCTGGTGAGCTTCCCCGAGCTGCGCAAGGTGGTTATGGCCAAGACCCACATCGTCCTGCCGCGGCTGAAGGCCGACGAGTGGGACAAGATCCTGCGTGAGCTATTCGAGAAGGTGGTGATCGAGGACATCCCGGAGGACAGCACGCCCGAAGGCATGGTCCGTATTCGCCTGATGGAGTTCCTGCGTAAGGCGGATCTGAAGAGCGAGGGCGACAACGTCAAGGACCGAGAGGCGTTGGTCCGTGGGGTGCCGGTCGTGCAGCTCTACAATGACGAACGGGTGGTGATGTTCAGACACGTGGACTTCGTGTCCTACCTGAACAAGACCCGCACCGACGCAATCAAGAACAAGGACCTGTGGTTCAAGGCGAGCCGGCACATGGGTGTGCAGAACACCCGGGTGCGGGTAGGCAAGAACGTGATCCCAGTATGGTTCCTGCCCCTGTCCATGATCGAAGAGAACGAACAGCATGCGACCGACTTCACCCCAGAATACTAAGCACACCCGAGTTGACTACGACGACAAGCGCGGCCGGTTCATAATCAGCTGCCCGATCTGGGACAACCAGCGCGTGCGTGCGCTACCCAACCGCAGGTGGCACAAGGCCACGGGCACGTGGCACGCCCCGGCGATTAGGGCCAACATCGAGTTCATGGCCGCGATGTTCGCCGAGTCCGACACCACGGAAGTGACCGAGGCGGCCCGGTCCAAGATTGCTGGCTACATGGACTCCCGCCGCAGCCGGGCCCGGGTGTCGCAGTTCCCAGTTTTCTACGGGTTTAAGCGGCCGCCGCGTGATAAGCAGCGCGAGGCTATCGAGAAGGTATACGGCCTGCACGCGTTCGCGCTGTTCATGGACATGCGCACCGGCAAGACCAAGGTGTTCATCGACGTGGCCTGCGCCCTGCGCATGGAGGGCCGAATTGACCGGGTGATCCTCGTGTGTCCCCTGTCGCTGCGCAAGAACTGGGTCCGCGAGCTCGCCAAGGATGCCCCCATCCCGGTGGACGCTTACTTGCTGGACACCAGCAAGCCGAAGGAGTTCGAGCGCTGGATGCACACCCCGCATGACTTCAAATGGTTGCTGGTTGGCGTGGAATCGCTGGCCGCCGGCAAGGCTGTCGATCTTGCTGAGCGGTTTGCCCTCACCTCCGCCCGGGTCTTGATCGGCGTGGATGAATCGTCGAAGATCAAGACCCACAACGCTACCCGCTCTAAGAACGCGGTGAGGCTGGCCCGGAAGTGTGAGTATCGGGGCATCATGACCGGCACCCCGCTGACCAAGAACCCGCTCGACCTGTATATGCAGTACGAGTTCCTGGATCCCGATATAATCGGGCTGGGCGACTACTACTCATTCCGGGCGCGCTATGCCGAAATGGGCGGGTATGAAAACCGGCAGGTAGTGGGGTACAACAACCTCGACGAGCTGGTCGAGCTGATATCGCCGTACACTTTCCAAGTACGGCAGCACGAGGTGTTCCAGCACGACAAGACCCGGGTGCTGCGTGAGGTGAAGATGTCCACCGAGCAGGCCCGGCTGTACAAGGAGCTGCGCACCAAGTCGCGGTTGGGGCTGTTGGGGTCTGACCGGGAGATGGTGGTCCAGAACGTGCTGGAGAAGTCGCTACGCCTGCAGGAGATCGCCGGCGGGTTCGTGTCTTACCTGTACACCGAGGAGCAGCTGTCGGACCTGCGCTCGCGGCTGGGCCCGGCCAAGAAGCTCCCGCGCACCTACCGCGAGCCCATCCCTGGGCCTAACCCGAAGATTGCGGACCTGCTCGACGCGTGCGACGAGTACGAGGGCCAAACCATCGTTTGGTGCGCGTTCAAGGAGGAGATTCACGCGGTATGCGAGGCCCTCCAGAACAAATACGGGGAAGGCGCGGTGGTGGCCCTGCACGGTGGCGTGGACGAGGCCCAGCGCGACATCAACGTCTACGAGATATTCCAGAAGCGCAAGGCGCGGTTCATCGTCGGGAATGCGGCGACCGGCGGCATGGGCCTGACCATGGACGCGGCGGACAATATCTTCTTCTACTCCAACACTTACAACTACGTGGACCGTGAGCAGGCGGAGGAGCGCGGCACGGCGGCCGGCAAGTCCACCTTGATCGTGGACTTTGTGACAGAGGGCACGATCGATGCTGCCATCCTCGCCGCCATCGAGGAGAAGAAGGACCTGTCCGAGTACATCCGTGGCAAGATCGATGCCGCGCGCGGTAAGCCTGCCGACGCCGTGGCCGACGAGCTGTTCGGGGGCAATTGACAGTGGGCGCCGAGTCCTGTACACTGGGACTCGGCGCTGGTATCAGTGCATAGATCATAGAGGATTCAAATGTCGCAGGCAAGGCCCCGGGTGTTCGTCACCCAAGAGAACACGCAGCTGAACTACTCGCATGCCGAGGAGTATGGCGAGGTGGTGTTCCTGACGGCGCGCGAGGTGTCCCCGATCCCGGGGTCGCTGGCGAACGCCTTCATCATGGACGAGCTGCGCACCAAGCTCGCCGATTTCGACTTCGACAACGACTTCCTCGCCCCGTCCGGCTCGCCGGTCGTGTGCGGGATGGCGTTCCTGACCCTCGGCATGCGGCTCGGCGAACCCGGCAGCCGCGCCGGGTCCATGGCACGCCCCAAACAGCTCCGCGTCCTGCGCTGGAGCAATCGCGACCGGCTGTACCAGCCGATCACCATCCAGCTGTAACCCACTAATAGAGGATAGAGAAGATGTCCGAGTACGATAACGAATTCGCGAACGGCGCCAATGGCCGCTTCGACGAGGTCGAAAAGCGCTACCGCAAGGGCGGCAATCCGCGCCGTCCCCACCCCGACAAGGCCGCCGAGATCAGGGCGGCCATGCGAGTGGTCGGGGACTTCTACCGGGGCGTGGGCATCGACCCGAGCCTGTTCGACGAGGCGGGCGGCCTGTGGGAGGACATTCCGACCCTGCACCTGCTGCGCGAGTTCAAGGCCGCCAAGGATCTTAAGGAGGCGTGCGATCTGCTGGCCAAGGAGGCCGGCCGCGTGTACGACTACCTGCGACTCGCCGCGGTGCCGAACCGCTTCGAGGAGGAAGGCATCTCCAACATGAAGGTTGAGGGTGTGGGCCGCGTGCAGCTGGCCGGCGACCTGTACGCCGGCATCGTTCGCGGCCGCGAGGAAGAGGCTTTCGAGTGGTTGGATGACAACGGCCGCGGCGACCTCGTGAAGAAGACCGTGAACAGCTCCAGCATCAAGGCGGTGTTGAAGAAGATGCTCGCGGACGGCGAGGAGCTGCCCGAGGGCCTGTTCAAGGTCGAGCCGTTCACCCGCGCCAGTATCGTCAAGGCGTAACAGTTCCATAGAGTGCGAGGGGACAGCAAAAAACATTCCGGACCACCCGCCGTGAGGCTGGCATCGTGGAAACCCCCTGACCAGTGGAGCTCCCGGGATTGCGCACTCTTCCATTGTTTGACCGGCTCCGCAGCGGTTCTGCGGTAGAACCCACCAACCAGCGAAAAGTGAGAATCGAAATGGCCAAGAAGAACGAGATTGCGACCACCGAGCATAGCACCCTCCTCGTCGTGCAGGACAGCATGCCGGACTTCCTTCGCGACAAGCAGGGCAGCGCGCGCGGTCAGGAGAACGTGGGTGCCGAGGACCTCGTCATTCCGCGCCTCGAGGTGATCCAGGACCTGAGCCCGTGCCGCAAGCGCAACGACCCTAACTACATCGAGGGCGCCGAGGAGGGCATGCTGTACAACAACGTGACTCGCGAGCTGTACGGCAAGGAAGTCCTCGTCGTCCCGGTCGGGTTCGTCAAGGAATGGTTGATCTGGAAGGACCGCGAGAAGGGCGGCGGCTTCCGGGGCGCGTTCCCGAGCAAGGCCGAGGCCGAACGCGCGCTGTCGGCGCTGGAGGACGGTGACGACTGCGAGATTGTCGATACCAACCAGCAGTTCTGCCTGCTGCTGAAGGCCGACGGCACCGTCGAGGAGATCGTCGTGTCCATGGCCAAGTCCAAGGCTAAGGTCTCGCGCAAGTGGAACAGTCTGATCCGGCTGGCCAACGGCGACAGCTTCTCGCGCGTCTATCGCCTGAGCGCGGTCGAAGACAAGAACAACAAGAACCAGTCGTTCTACAACTTTGCGGTGGCTGTCGCTGGCTACCCGAGCGAGGCGGTTTACCGCCGCGCTGAGAAGATGTACGAGGCCCTTGTACAGGGCCGTATTGTCGCCGACCGTGGCGTCGACACCTCCGGCGACGAGGGCGCCCAGCGCGACTCCAGCGAGTACTGATCGGGCGGGGCCCAAGTAGTGTGGCCCGGGGTGTGTTAGTGCGCCCCGGGCCTTTCCATAGAGTATAGAGGACCGGCATGAAGGCGTTCGCAATTTTTGGCCCCCCCGGCACCGGCAAGACCACGGAGATGCTCCGCTTGGTGGGCGAGGCCCGGGACCGCGGCTACGGCCCTGACGAGATCGGGTTCTTTTCGTTCACCAAGGCGGCCGCGGGCGAGGCCCTGAAGCGGCTCGGCCTGACCCGATCCGACAAGGTGTCCACGCTGCACTCCCTGTGCTTCCGGTTGGTCGGCGCCAGCCCTCCGCAGATGGTTGACGGCTACAAGCTGCGCAAGTTCGGGGCGAAGGCTGGTATCCCCTTCGCAGGCGTCGCGTCTGATGAGTATGGGGAGCAGATGGAGGACGGCGACAAGTATCTGGCGCTGTACAACCTCGCACGCTCCCGACTGACTTCCCCCCGGGACGAGTACTACGCGGCCGACGACCGCCCAGGCGACTTCGCCCAGTTCAAGTACTGCATCGAGTCGTATAACAGCTGGAAGGAGGCGTACGGATACCTAGACTTCACCGACCTGCTCGAACAGTACGTGGCCCAACCCCGCAACCACGGCGCGAGGGTCTTGTTTATCGATGAGGCTCAGGACCTGTCGCCCCTGCAATGGCGGGTGATCGACCGGATGCTGGGGTTTCCGCAGGTGGACGAGGTGACGATCGCCGGGGACGACGATCAGGCGATCTACGAGTGGGCGGGTGCCGACCCCCACGGCATGGCCTCGTTCGCCTCCCGTTACGCCGGGGAGGCCCGCGTGCTGGCCCAGTCATACCGGGTGCCCCGGGAAGTCCACGAGGTCGCCCGGGGCATCGTCGTGCGCATCCGGGAGCGCGTACAGAAGCGGTACCGGCCGGCGCCCCGGGAGGGCAAGGTGGTGCAGTACGGGGCGTTTATGCCCGAGACTATCGAGCACGGGGACGACGTCCTGATCCTGTGCCGGTCCCACGCCATCCGGAAGGAGGTGGAGGGGCACCTGATCGCTGCCCGCAAGCCGTACCGCAACGAGGGCGGCCGCCCGGGCCTGTTTGAGTCCCAGTGGGCCGATGCGATCCGGGCCCTACATAAGCTGGCCCGGGGCGAGGGGGTCACAGCGCGCGAGCTGGAGGTAATGGCCAAGGTGGGCACTCGCGACACCAAGGAGGACTTGAACCGCCGTGACTTCCGTGCCATTGTGTCCAGGGGGCCCGAACGTGCTTTCAACATCCCGCTGGAGCACGTGGAGTTCTTCCGGGAGGCGGATCTGTCCCTGTCCCCCACCATTCGCCTATCCACCATCCACTCGGCCAAGGGCCGCGAGGCCCGGCGCGTCGTGCTACACTGTGGCATCACCACCCGGACTCACGCCGCGATGGACACGAACCCAGATCAGGAGCACCGGGTGTGGTACGTGGGTGTCACCCGCGCCATCGAGCAGCTGGACGTGGTAGGCGGCTATGACATGGACTACGAGGTGATTCGGTGAGGTATCCATCCCTTGCAAGCTACCCGCTGGTGGTCCTCGACGTCGAGACCACCGGCCTGAAGTGGTGGTCAGACAAGATATTTGGCATCGCCCTGAGCGTGGCCGACCGGGACATGTATTTCGACGTTCGCCGGGAGCCCGAGGCGCTGGAATGGCTGCGCGAGGAGATTCCGCGGGTCCGGCATCTGAGCAACCATAACGTCAAGTTCGACTGGCACTTCTGCCGCGAGGCCGGAATCCACTTCCCGGAAGACCGCACCACCTGCACCATGATCCGGGCGGCGCTTATCGATGAGCACCGCCTGACCTACGACCTGGACTCGTTGGGCAAAGACTACCTCGGCATGCGCAAGGACGGGGACATCTACGCGGAGCTGGCCGAGATGTTCGGCGGCCGTCCGACCCGCAACGCCCAGATTGGCAACCTGCACCGGGCCCCGCCGGAGATAGCCGGCCGCTACGCCAAGCAGGACACCCGGCTGGCGTACGCGCTGTGGCAGTGGCAGGAGGAGCAGATCGAGAAACAGGGCCTGCGGCAGGTCCATGAGCTGGAGCGCGAGTTGCTTCCGGTGGTAGTGCGCATGGAGCACGGCGGGGTCCGGGTAGACGTGGAGCGCGCCGAGCGCGCCGTGTTCGACATTGACCGCCGGGTCCAGGCCATGCAGCGCGAACTAGACAAGCTCGCGGGCTTCCCTGTGAACCCCAACCCGTCCGGGAGCATCCACCGCCTGTTCAAGCCGCGGCGCGTGCCCAGCGCGGATGGCGGCGAGCATTGGGAGGCGGTGGATGGCACCGTCCTCCCCACCACCGAATCCGGGGCTCCGTCGTTGGGCGCCGACGCCCTGCGCAGGATGAAGCACCCGGCCGCCCCGATGATCCTGAGCCTGCGCAAGATGATGAAGGCCCGGGACACGTTCCTGAAGGGGCATGTGTTGGGCAACCACCACCAGGGGGTGATCCACGCCAACATCAACCAGACCAAGACCGAGGGCGACGCGGGCACCGGCACCGGGCGCTTGTCGATCAACTCCCCAGCGCTGCAGCAGATCCCAGCCCGCGACAAGGACGTGGCGGCCATCGTGCGCGCGGTGTTCATCCCTGACCCTGGGTGTGACTGGGTCTGCAATGACTGGGCCCAGATGGACTTCCGGGTGTTCGCCCATTACGTGAACGATCGGAACATCCTTGAAATGTACGCCCGGGACCCCGACACCGACTTCCACAGCCTGACCGCCAGCATGACGGGATTGCCCCGATCCCCCCGATTTGCGGGCGACCCCAACGCCAAACAGATCAACCTCGGGCTGGTGTTCGGAATGGGCAAAGGCCGGCTGGCGGAGGAGATGGGCCTGCCCTACACCATCGAGCCCAACGGGAGTGGCGGCACGTGGTTGAAGCCCGGGCCGGAGGCCGAGGAAGTGTTCGCCAAGTACCACAGCGCTATCCCAGGCGTGCAGGACCTGCTGCGGGACGCCAGCTCAGTGGCCAAGCGCCGCGGCTACGTGAGGACCATCATCGGCCGACACATCAGGTTCCCGCGTGGGCAGTCCACCCACAAGGCCGGCGGCCTGATCTTCCAAGGCACCGCGGCCGACTGCCTGAAAGTAAAGCTGATCGAGCTGGACCGGCTGCTGTACAAGGAGTTTGCCGGGTCTGGGGCCAGGCTGTTGTTGAACGTGCACGACGAGTTTGACACCAGCGTGCCGCCGGATCGGGCCGACATCCGCGAGGCCATTAACCGGGTCGTGACTGCCTTTGGCCCGGGTGACCGTATCCACTTGCGCGTGCCGGTGCGCACGGATCAGGGCAGGGGACCTGATTGGTGGGAGGCGTCGAAGTAAGCCGACGAACGGTATTGACAAAGGCCGGGCAGGCTGATATACTTTGTCTAGGGTGTATGAGAGCGTGTACGGCGACGCGTGATTGACCCCCAGCCCGGCCGGTGGTACACTGGCCGGGCGTCATCCACATAGAGAATAGAGGTGAGCAGTGGAAACAATGATCGAATGCGTCGTCGAAGCGGCGCTGCAAAAGAACAAGGAAGACGGGGCCTCGTGGCAGCGGGCCATGTCGCTGTGCGAGGACGCCCAGACGGTGGTAGGGGTTCGGCTGTCCCCCGAGGAAGTCAGCGAGGCCGTTGGCCTGATTTACAGTGGCCTCGATCATGAACAAGACCAGTAAGCTCGTATTCTTGCTCATCGGCATCGCCATCGGTCTGGCCCTGTGCGCTACCGGCACCGGCCCGGACGAGCTGGAGGTCGAGCTGCGCCAATATTGCGAAATGGTCGCGCTCAACCGCGCCGATCAGGGCGTGGGGCCCGATTGGTGGGAGGCGTCGAAGTAAGCCGACGAACGGTAATTGCGGCCTTTGTAGGGGCATGATATAATTTGTCTATGGTCGGGGCTCCCCCGGCCCCAATAGAGGATAGAGAGATGGCCACCCTGACCCTGACCCGTTCCCAGTACGACTTCCTTATCAATACGAATCAGCCGCTCCTGCAGCGCGCGGTGGACGAGGCCACGGGCCGCCGCTGGTCGCTGGCTGGGGTGGAGTATGAGGGCCTTGATTGGGGCCTCATCGAGCAGATCGAGGAGGCTGTCAGTGAAGTGGGATCGGATTGACCTCAACGCCCGGCCGGTGATACACTGGCCGGGCACCACCTGCCATAGAGAATAGAGATGAACAAACGATCCAAACTCGGATTCTTTCTCCTCGGCGTAGCCCTCGCGCTGGCAATCGCCGCGATCGGGGAGGACCCGGACGGCGCGCAAGCCGAATTGCTCCAGTACTGCAAGATGGTGGCCCTGAACCGGCAGGACCCGGACCTCGGATGGCCCGACTTTCACGGCACCTACAACAGCGAGTGCACGACCAATGAGTAACTTCCAAAGCGGCAACCTGATTATCGACCTGCAGTTTGGGTCCACTGGCAAGGGCCTTATCGCTGGCTACCTGGCCGATCGAGACGCGCCCGACACCCTCATCACCGCGTGGGCCGCGAACGCTGGGCACACCTACATCGACCGGGATGGTCGCAAGTTCGTCCACACCATGCTGGCGAATGGCATCGTGTCCCGGTCCCTGCGCCGCGTGCTGATCGGGCCGGGTTCGGTAATCGACCCGGTGAACCTGCGCCGCGAGATGGACGAGGCAGGCACCCTGATGGACGGCGTCGATGTCCTCATCCACCCCAGCGCCGCCATCATCGAGCAGCGCCACCGTGACGAGGAGGCCGGCCCGATGACCAAGATCGGGTCCACGAAGAAGGGGTGTGGCGCGGCCGCGATCCATCGCATCAGACGCGACCCGGACGACATGAACACCGCGTGGTGTGGCGGTCAGCCCCACCCGCTGCTCATCGAGCAGGGACTCGGCGGCAAGGTCGCCACCCGCGAGCAATACCTCAACGCGGTTCTCGACGCGCGCCGAATCCAGATCGAGGGCGCGCAGGGCTACAGCCTGTCGATGTACCACGGCTTTTACCCCTACACCACCTTCCGGGACGTAACCGTACACCAGGTGCTGGCAGACTGTGGGGTGCCGCTGGGGACCGGGCGCAAGCTCGTCGTGGTTGGCACCGCGCGGACCTACCCGATTCGGGTGGCCAACCGCTTCGACGAGCAGGGCAAGCAGGTGGGGTGGTCGGGCCCGTGCTACCCGGACCAGCGGGAAATCTCCTTCGAAGAGATCGGTCAGGAGGTGGAGCTGACCACCGTCACCAAGCTTCCTCGCAGGATCTTCACCCTGTCCCATCTTCAGCTGGCTGAGGCGGTGCGGATGAACGGCGTGGACGAGCTGTTTCTCAACTTCGTGAATTATGTGCCGAGTCCGGAGCGCCGCGAGTTCATCGCCAGAGTTCGTCAGACCCTGTCCGAGGCCGGTTCGGCTCGGCTGGCGTATCTGGGTTACGGCCCGACGCATCGCGACGTCATGGAGTGCGCGTGATGAGCGACGAATTTCGCAAGCAGGTGGAGGCCGCCCCCGGCACCGTGGGTGCGCTGCAGGCGCGGGTGTTCGAGTTTGCCGAGAAGACCTTCGGAAAGGGCCGCGAGGACGCCGCGTGGAAGAAACTGTTCGAGGAGCTGGGCGAGGTACTGAAGAGGCCCCGGGACCCGTCCGAATGGGGCGACGTGTTCATCCTGCTGCTGGATCTGGCCACCATATACGACATCAGCGTTGAAACGGCCACCCTGTCCAAGCTGGAGGCCATCCGCACCCGGGTATGGCAGCGCACCGAGACCGGGACCTTTCAACACATTCCGGGCCGCGTGGCCGAGCAGCAGTTCGAAGAGGTCCCCGCCGTCTTCATGGGAGGGGGCCCCCACGAGGACTTTTCGGCCATACGGGTGCCGGTTGGGGAGGCACCCCCGTCGGCGTTCTGCCCGCCCGGCTGGCAAGGCCCAGGGGGGTACGAGCTGCTGCGCGTGGACCGCGGGCCCGACCGCCGCAGCCACTGCGTGTACACCTGGCGGCCCGACATGGGGGTACCGTTCTGATGCTACTCACCGAAAAACTGCGCGCCGGCCACGTCCGGCGTTGGCACATCGTAGCGATGGCCCGTGAGCAGACGGTTGCCGAGCACATGTACCGGGTGGGCGTTATCGCCGAGGAGATCCTGCGCATCATTGGCCGGTTCAACTGGGACGACAACCTCACCCTGAACACCATGCGATGGGCCACTATCCACGACCGGCATGAGTTCCTGCTCGGGGACCTGCCGACGCCTGGCAAGGACGCCTTGCGCGCCGCCGAGTCGGCCACCGGGGCGGGGGCCATCGCTCGCGCCTGTGCGGCCATCGACCCGGAGGCCGAGGAGCTACGGCAGTGCGTCAAGCCGGGCGGCGAGTGCCCGCTGGCCGGGTATATCGTCAAATATGCCGATTTGCTGGAGGCCGTGAACTACGTCGGCATCTTCGGCTGTGGTAGCCACGCCCGGGAGGTGTGGCGTGGCCTGCGGGACTCGGCCGAGGCGGCGTGTGACGCCGTGGCCCGAGCCGCGGGTGGCCTCGATCCTCATCAGGAGCAGCAGCTGCGCAGCCTGCTGCATGTTTTGGCTGAAGGAACCCAGTGGAAATGAACGCCAACGAGTTTGCGAAGAGCATCGACCAACTGTACGAGCGCCTGAAGGCCCTGACCGCATCCAAGGGCGAGGAATACAAACGCCGCGAGGATAACCAGTTCGCCAATTTCGAGCGCGGGGCGCAGGCGCTGGGCCTGACTCGTGAGCAGGTCCTGATGGTCTATCTGTCCAAGCACATGGACTCGATCACCACCTACGTGAAGGACCGGGCGGCCGGGCAGGAGAGGGTGTACTCCGAGCCGATCACCGGCCGGATCGATGACGCCATTCTGTACCTGCTGCTGTTACGCGGCATGGCCGTCGAGAACGAGGGGGTGGCCCGCGCTATCGAGACCCAGGCCACGGTGGGGATCGGCGGCGTGACCACTCCCCGCCGCACGGCTGGTGTCGGGGCGCCCGTCGTGGTGGCCAGCACGTCCCAGAGTGCTGCCCAGCAGGAATGCCGCTCCCGCGGCCTCCCGGTGGGCACGGCGGCCATTATGTACCCGGACCAGCTGCACGGGTACAAGTCCGGCACCCACGTGGTCTACGTGCACCTGCCGGGGTCCACCGAGTCTGTCATCATGCTCGGTCAGTTCCGGGCCCGGGCCGAGAAGCAGGGCCTGTCGTTCGAGGTCGTCGAGCGTCAGCTGGAAGGCGCGGGGTTGGCCGGCGCCGCCCCGGCGGAGCGCGAGGGGGGGCCGCAGGCATGAGCAGGGGCAGGGCGAAGACTCCGGCAATGATGACGGCTGCGCAGGCCAGGGGCCTGCGGGTAGGGGACGAGGTGTTCGTCATCCGCCTGTGGAACGCTACCGAACCGCCGCGTAACCGGGTACCGCGGCCCACCCGGGTGGTGTCTACGAGGCCGGACCCGCGCACGCCGGGCGGGGTGTTGGTGACGGTCGAGACTTCCTGCGGCGGGCGCATTGAGCTGGACTCGGGGTGGCTGGAGGCGCCAGAATTGGAGGGGCCCTTGTGAGCAAGCGAGACCCCGAGCAACAGCTGTGGGACGACATCCGGGGCGCCATGGTCGGCCGGTGGCATGCCCAGCGCCACGAGGACCGGTATTCTACCGGCATCCCGGATGTGTCGTTCGGGATCGGGAGGCGTTCGGACGGATGGGTGGAGCTGAAGTACCTGCCAAAATGGCCGGCCTCGAGGATGGCCTGCAACAAACCGTGGGACTTCAGCTACGACCACTTCACTGCCGAGCAGCGTAACTGGATGTCCCTGCGCGCCCGCCACGGCACCGGCCGGGTGTTCTTGATTTGTAGATTCGGTGACACCTGCACGCTAGTGTGGAACTGGGCGCGCATCGAGAAGCTGTTGGGCGTCGCCCCGCTGGACAAGGTCGTGAAGGCGGCCTCCGCGCAGTGGTGGCACGCCCCCATTGACCCGGAAGAACTGGAGCAGGTCCTGTCCGGCAACCGGATCATCCCGCCGAGATTTCGAATCCCTACGCCCTAGGAGGGCAGCATGCCTAGCCACATCTACACCATCGACTTCGAAACCACCTCACAGGACGCCTCGGAGGCGTACGCCATCGAGGTGGCGCTGGCCAGCCCTGATGACCTGGAGTGTTACGAGCAGTCCTTCATTGCTCTGCCCGAGGGCGTGACCATCCCGCCGGAGACTTCGGCGGTCCACCACATCATCGACGAGGACCTAGTGGGCGCCCCCGACTGGGACGCGGTGGTGGCGGGGCTGGTGGTCTCCGTTACGCAGGGCCATCAGCTTGATATGGGCGACGTGGTGATGGTCGCACATAATGCCGACTACGAGCGTGCCGTGCTGGCCGGGACCGACTTTGACCGGGCCCAGTGGATCTGCACGTTCAAGTGCGCCCTGATCGCGTTCCCGGACGCTCCGAGCCACAGCAACGAGGGCCTGCGGTACTGGTTGCGGCTCGGCAAGCGTGGCCGCTCCGGCCCGATCGCGACCCACTCGGCACTGCACGACTGCAAGGTCACGGCTAGTTTGTTCAACGCCCTGTACGGGTGGTTCTACGTCAGCCTGTCCAAGGAGGGCGTGATCGGCCCCGGGGCCGGCATCCACTCGGACGAAGCCCGGCGGGCCATCATCGCACGGATGGTGGCCATCTCCAGCGAGATTGCGCAGTTGCCCCGTTGCCCGATCGGCAAGGAACGGGGCAAGCGGTGGTCGGAAATCGACGAGGGGTTCTTGCTGTGGGCGCTGAAGCAGCCCGACATGCGCGAGGACGTGAAGCACTCGGCCAGGAAAGAGCTGGACCGCCGCGCCGGCCGGTGAAGCGGGGGGCGTGAGCCGACGAACGGTAATTGCGGCCTCTGTAAGGGGATGTTATAATTTGTTCATGGTCGGGACTCCCCGGCCCCGATAGAGGATAGAGAGATGATCAAGGCCCGCCACAACAACGGTTCTGCCCTCACCGCCAAGGCCAACCGCGCGCTGCGTGCAGCTGGGATTGAGGGCGTGAAGGTCAAGTCCAACGGCTACCTGCAGGGCGGCACAGTGTCGGGTTCGGTCGCGGCCCTGATCCTCGCCCGGCCGGTGTTGGAGCAGGCGGGCCTTGAAGTCTCCCCGCTGGTAACCTACAGCTGGGGGACGCAGTTCTACATTGCGTGACCGACAATAATCCCGGGCGGCATCCAATAGAGGATAGAGAGATGAAGAAGACTGAAGTGCCCCGCGCCAACGTCGAGCGCGCCACCGCCCCGCTACAGGTCGAGGTCGAGGCGCTGCGGGCGGAGGTGGAGAGGCTGCGGGAGGCGCTGGAGTGCATGGTCATCGGGGCCTGCGCAGTAGCAGTCCCGCACAATGGCGAACGAGCTGTATTGCAAGATGCAGTAAACATCGCCCGAGTCGCCCTCGCCGCCTACCGCAAGGGAGGTAAGCGATGAACACGAACATCAAAGTGCCGCAGGAGCTGGATGAACTGGTGGAGGCGGCACGCCTGCTTGGCGCGACCCAGGCCAAAAAAGGGTTCGGCTGTCATACGGACGAAGACTGCCGATTCGAACGAGCCATGTACGAGAGCATAGACAAGCATCGCGCCGCCCTGCTCAACTGGGGGACCAAGCAGCCCGTGCCCCAGCAGCCCGCAGTCGTGGATGAGGCGATGGTGGAGCGCGCTTGTCGCCACTGGTACAGCCGGTGGGATGAAGCGGATCAGGCGACCAAAATGGTGTGGGCGGAGATGATGTACGACCTGCTGGACGCCGCCCTCGCCGCCCAGCAGCAGGAGGCCCGCAATGGCTAACACCCCACGCCTTGTCACCATCAAACAAGCCGATGCCCTTGCGGAGTTGTACGTCTGGGATACGGTTGTCGAAATCTTGGAGGGCAGCACCGCGCCGAGAGATGCGAGCGGCCAAAAGGCGGCGAGAAAAGTCATCGCCATCGCGAAGGCGGAACAGAAGAAGCTGTTTCGCAAGTACGACGCGGAGGCCCGCCATGACGACTTCGCCGCGCTACAGGCCGAGATTGAGCGGCTGCGGGAGGCACTGGCAGCACTGAAGGCCGAGAACGAGATGCTGCGCGAGGCGCTGAAGGACGCCGACAACGAGTTGGATTTGATCGATGAGGAGATGGACACGTGCGACCACTCGGTCGGAGTGTGCACGTGCTCGCACTGGAGCATGCGGCGAAAGATGAAAGCCGCGCTGTCGAAGGGGAACAGCAATGACTGACCGCCAAGGAACGCATGGACACGACTGCTGGGGCTGGGGGCCGAAGCACTACGAGTGCGCGGTGAGGGAGATCGAGCGGCTGGCTGCGCGGTTGACCGCAGAGACGAGCAACGCGCGGGGGGAGGTTGAGTACGAGTACGAGGTGTGGCAGGGTGACGCTTTGCAGGCTGGCGGCAGCACAACCGATTATGCCTCCGCCCAGTCCGAGGCCAACCACTACGCGATGATGTACGCCCAGGATGGGCCCGTCGAGGTGCGAATCTATGAGAAGCGCCTGCTCAGCGCCAACAAGATCGATCGTGACTGGCTGGCGGACGACCATGCGCACATCTGCTCCAAGCTGGCGGAGCAGTACAAAAGCGATCCCGTGTTGTTCGCGGCGCTCACGGACGCTGCGGCCATCATCCGCGACTTGATGCGCGAGTTGCGCCGAGAAACCGAGCGTCGGTGGGAGGGCAACCGACGTGCTGCACAAGAATATGTAGATGACATGCGCGACGTGTTGAAAGAGGCGGCTCGGGTTTGCAAGGACTTGGATGATGAAGCACTGGCGAAGGAAAACAGGCTAGCGTGCGGGGCCGAGTGTGCCGCCGCCATCGCAGACTTGGCCGCGCGAATGAATGTTCATTGTGAGGTCAACCATGAGTGAGAAGCCTGTGGCGTCCATCAAGACGCTTGCAAGGTACGAGCCAGACATCGTGTATATCGGCACTGGCAAATACGTAGCCGAGTGTGTCCGTGCTGACGACGGCGACTACTATCTGGCCGCAGACGTGGACGCCGCCATCGAGGCGCTGCGGGAGGAGGTGGAGAGGCTGCGTGCTGATCGGGGTAGCCGAGAGCAGCAGACGGCCCATTCCGCAATCACTCACTGTGGCAACTGTGGCTGTGACTGGCTGGACAATGGGCTGAACCCTGTCGGCTGCCCTTACTGTAAGCAGTCCGCTGAGATCGAGCGGCTGTCGGAGGCGTTGCGTGAACTGGTGGAAGTGTTCAGCGAGTCCGGCATGTACGACGAGGAAGTGTTCGCCAAGGCCCGCGCCGAGCTGGCGAGGGAGAACAACTCACGGGGAACCTCGCCATGAGCATGCACCGCATGAAGGCCCTTGAGGCGTCCCTGTCCAAGATCGCCGGCGCCCCCGTGGAGGTCACGATCCGAGGCAACGGCAAGTTCACATTCAGCATGGACGGCGACCACCGCGCCGCCGCCGAGCGCCTGGCGGCCGACATTCACGCCAGCGGCGCCAAGGCTACGGTCGAGGTCAGCGACATCAGCGAGCCCGGATTCCCTGCCTTCATCACCTGCGTCTACGTCGAAGTGCTGAAACAGGAGGACACGCAATGAGGGAGAAAGCATTTATCTGCGACTTGTGTCGTACGCGGGTGGAGGAGACTAGGCGGGATCTTCAAGCTCGCGGTCTGTACCTGAACATCTACCTCCCGTGCTCAAACCCGATGGGTGCAGTGAGCACAAACGGGAATTGGCAGAGTTCGGTAATCGAATACAAAGAAGTCTGCAACGAATGCCGAAAAGCAGTTGCAACTCAGATCGCCGCCGCTGTGAAGTCGCGGTTGGAACTGTCGGAACAGCGACAAAAGAGGGACGAGCAAGTGATGGAACAGTACCCGTTACCCCTCGCGCCGGCTGACGCAGAGGAAATTGGCTGGAACGAGTTGACGCCGCAGGAGCAGGTTTCGCTCATCCGCCAGGGCTATCGCCCGCCCGCGCTGACGGTCATGTCAAACGCGGCCTACACCGAACTGGAAGAACGGGGTGCCACATGAGCATCCAGACGATCCACCGCAACAAGACGGGCGATGGTGCGCTGGGTGAAAAGGTGGCGTGATGGACCTGCGGAAAATAAGCGTTCCCTGGGCGCGCAGCCTGCTCGAACAGGGGTATCCGCCGGCAAAGGTGGCCCAGATGCTGCAGGAGTCCGCCAGCCACTACATGCGCCAGGCGGCCAAACACCAACACAGCGCCGATGCGATCCGCAAGGCGCTCAAAAAGAGGGAGTTCCAAGTATGACCAACAACACAGACCCGGTGCGGGCGCTGGTTGGCCAGTGGCGCGACGCCGCGGGGTTTTTCAAGGGCGATGCTGGCTCCGATATCCGAGAAACTCTTATGGCGTGTGCCAGCGAGCTGGAAGCCGCCCTCGCCCAGCAGCCCGCAGCGCCGAGCGGGGCTGTCAACGTCGTTGGAATGCCCGAGTTCGACGGCCTGCTGGACCACATCTATGAGCACGGAACGACAGCCGATGGCGTGATCGAAAGGGCCAATGCACTCGCTAGGGCCGTTCTTGCGCGGTACGCACCCCATCAGCCCGCGGGCGTGATGCCGGATGGGATCAGCGACGACGTAATCAAGGCCGTTTGGCGGGCCGCGATGACCAGCGCGCACAACGTATGCGTCAACCGCAGCAACCGATGGAACGATGACGACGGCCCGGATGACCGGATCACCGAGGCAAACGAGTGCGCGAAAGAAATTGCCCACTGGCTTGAAGCCGACGAGGGGTTCATCGCTGAGATTCGCGCCGCCCTCGCCGCCCAGCAGCAGGGAGGCCGCGCCGATGGCTTCGCCGCCAACCGCCAGGAGGGGGAGTGATGCGCAGGCTGATCCGATTCCTGTTCGGCCCGAGCATGGCCGAACGCCAGCGCCGCATCCGCGAGGACCGCGCATTGATCGACGCAATTGACGCTTACCTGCGAGAGACGGAGGTGCCCCGTGGCTGACGTTGAGCTGCTGCCTTTGGGGAACGCCGCCCACCTCACCGCCATGGGTGTTGCCCGGCCGTGGCGGGTCTTCCGGTCCTCGGGCAAGGGAGGGCACGCCTAATGCACGTGATGAAAGTAGAAGTGGACTATTCCAACCTGCCGGAACCGCGGCGGGACTCATTCACCAAACAGGAGTGGGAGCAGCTGCTGCGTGATGCGCCGGGCGCGGGGCTGCCGTCGTGGGACGAAATTGAAGCGGGCCGCAACGCCCCTGAGGAAGAGAAATACCGCCGGTACTGGTACGCAACCGGACTGGTGACCATGGGCGAGGTGGCCGCGCTCTCGGCGTTTGGTTTCGAGCGGATTCACGTGTCCCGGGTGCGGGGCCTGTACTCGTCCCGCGACCCGGCCGATATTCTGGCGGCGGCCCAGAGCGGGTGTGCTCATACCCAGATCGACATCACGGTCCCTGGGGGCGTGGCCCTTACCAACATCGCCCGGGTCACATGGCTGGAAGACTGCTGTACCCAGCACCTGCAAAAACAGCTGGAGGCCGGGTGGAGGATCATCGCAGTGTGCCCGCCGAATGACGCCCGCAGGCCCACCTATATCCTGGGGCATACCGACCCCAACGCCCGGGAGGTGATTTGATGCCAAGGCGCTCACCAAAGACTGCCACCCGTTACGACGTAGGTCACGGGGAGATGCTGACGATCCGCCAGATCGCCCTGATCCTGAAAACCACGCCGGGGGTCGTCCGGAGCCGCGTCCAGCGCGGCTGGAAGGGGGAACAGCTACTTACCCCCGTGGGCCAGCGCGGCAACAAGGGAAGGCCGCGGACGCAGACGGCGGTATATGCCTACACGCTGGCCCTGAAGTTTGGCCGGCGCTGGCCGTCGACCATAGAGATCCTCGACACCATCCCGGTGGACGACACCACCGCCATGTACTGGCGGGCCGCGATCCGGGACGCCCTGACCAAGCTGGCCGAAAGGGAGGCCCGGGGGAGGTGAGCGGGTACGGCGCCCGCCCAGTGCCCGAGGGGAGCCAGCCGACGAACGGTAATTGCGGCCTTTGCCGACGAATGTTATAATTACCCTGTAGTCCACCAATAGAGAATAGAGAATGGAAACGAACGCGATCCTCAAGGTCAAGGCCACCATCAAGTGCAACACCTGCGGTTGCAAGCTGCCCCGCGTCAAGTCTTTCAAGGTCAAGGCCACCACCGCAGAAGAGGCCAAGGCGGAAGTGGCCCCAAGGATCACCGAGTGGAAGCGCTCGCTCGTTGGTCAGAATTGCCGGGTTTGCGACTCGATCATCAAGGCGGTGGGCTAATGGACCCCCGCCTCCAGTCCTACATCGCCACCCGGGATAAGCGGGTGGCGAAGCTGCGTGGGTACGACCTCGCCCCCATGGCCCGCCAGTTCGCCGAATTGGTTGAACGCGGTGTGGTCAGGGTCGGGGGGCGTGCCACCAGCGGCCCCAAGACTGACCCCACGTGGATCGAGTTCGGGATGTGGAATGAAATTGTTCGCAAAGCCCGCGCGCTGGGCTATGTGATCGAGGAAACCAGCATCAAGCACGACAATGCATGGGCCACCAAAAGTGGTGGGTTCTGGGATGAGCGTGAGTACCGACTGGTGAAGCGAGCCGACGAACGGTAATTGCGCCCTTTGTCAGGGCATGGTACAATTTGTCTATGGTCGGGATCGCCCCGGCCCCCAATAGAGGATAGAGAGATGAACATCAACGGGCAGAACTACGTTGTCGTAAGCGAAAAGGAGATCATCGTGAACGGTGAGGCTCGCAAAGTGGTAAAGGTTCGCAAGCCGAACGGCCGGCGGCTTTATGAGGTGGTCGTGTACGCGAACGGCTCCACGTCTTCGGTGGTCCCCGCATGAGCGGGGCGACGGCCCCAAGGAGCCTCAACATGTTTTTCCGCAACGATGACCTGGGGCAGCTGACCGATGCTGAGCGGGCGGCCCTGAAAACTGCCATGCACGAATACGCGACCGCGGACGAGGTGCGCTTCGGGGCCGACACGCGAATCCTCGCGCCGATCCTGAACATGCTGATCGAACAGCGCGCCAAGTTCTACTTGGTCCACCTGCCCGGTGGCGGCGGGTGGGTCCTTCGTCGTCACCGACCTACGGGGGAGTTCCATGGACACGCGCCCAAACCCGTCAGTCAAGGAGGGGCTGACACTGACCCGAGCCCGGCACAACTTCGAGACCCGGAAGGCGATCGCTGCACAGCCGAGAAGTATTTCGGAATTGCCGATCCTGAGGGCTCCCGAGCGGGTGATCGAGGTGGCCGCGAGGATCAAGGCCCAGATGCGGGCGGCAGAGCTGCGGGGGAGCCAGCTCGGTCAACAAGCTCTTAACGAGCGAGCCCGTCTGTGATACCCGTGTGGTGCCCTCGTCGGCCGAGGCTGCAACGGGGGCGCCATATGCAGCAGAGGCCGGGGGCGTGAAACACGCTGGTTCCACGGGTAATATGGGACATGAAGTCATAGGCGGCGGAGCCCGCAAGGACGGGCGCTGGCACGGTTCTTGCTACGCGTGCGCGTGCGCGCGTGCGGGCACCCGCGCGCTTGGCACCCAGCTGTGATGGTTGTGATACCTGTGACACCCTCCCGGATAATAATGCGGGGCGGGGGCGGTTCTTTAGGTCCTAGACTATCACAACTATCACACACACCGACAGACCGCGTCACGCCGCGCTCGGAGGCCGTGATAGGCAGGCGGGCCAAGATTATCACAACTATCACAGCGCACCAGCGCCGGGGCTGGCACCCAAGAACCAAAACGGGGGAGGAGGTGCGACGGGGTGCCCAAGGCTGGCGGGGTGTCGCGCGCGTACGCGCGTATTTGCAGGCCGCTTCCCCTGGCCGCGGTGTGCGCTTTGATGCGCCCGCTGTGGGGTCTTGCTTTCGATTTTCGCAGGTGGTATCATACGCGCGCACGTACGGGGGTGACCGCACGGCCCCGGCCTTGCGAGACCCCGGCCGCGCCTATTACCATGTGCTGGTGCGCAGTGCGCCTACCGGAGAAGGTCAGTGACCCGTCGAACCCGCTCGTCCATCACCAGGCAGCCCAACGAAGTCCAGGCCATTCTGGCAGCCGATCGAGACCCCGACGTGCTGGCGGCCTGCGGGACCCGGGCCCGGGAGTTCCGCGCCGCCCGTGACCACTGTGCTAGCCTCGGCATCGACCCTGACTCCGTCAGCGACGCGGTGCGCCAGCTGTCGAGGAAGTTCAAGCGCGGACCGCTGGAGATCCTCTGGCAGCTGGCGGATGACGAAACGGCCAGCCGCAGCGCGCGCGCCAGCGCAGCGATGGCCATTCTGCCCTACCTGCAGGGCAAGCCCAAGGAGGTCAAGGAGCCGCTCAAGAGCCAGACGCCGGGGGTCATGGAAGTGCCCATTGCGCAGTCCATGGAAGAGTGGATGAGCATCGCGGGGCCTAGCCAGGCCACGCTGAAGGCCCGTGTCCGTGAGTAACCCGATCCTGCCCCCCGGCGTCGTGTGGCGCCCGCTGCCCGGCAGCCAGGCCCTGGCCATGAGCTGCCCTGCGCAGGAGATCCTCTACGAAGGCACGCGCGGCCCCGGCAAGACCGACGCGCAACTGATGCGGTTCCGCCGCCTAGTGGGCAAAGGCTACGGTCGGTTCTGGCGTGGCATCATCATAGACCGCGAGTACAAGAACCTCGAGGACTTGATCGGCAAGTCGCTGCGCCACTTCAGTGCGTTCGGTGACGGCGCCAAGTTCCTGAGCAGCACCAGTGACCTGCGATGGGTGTGGCCGACGGGCGAAGAGCTGCTGTTCCGCGTGCTCAAGCGTGACCAAGACTACTTCAACTATCACGGTCACGAGTATCCATTCATCGGCTGGAACGAGCTGACCAAGTACCATAACTCGAGGCTCTACGACGCGATGCTCTCCACGAATCGATCGTCGTTTGTGCCAGAGATTCACAGCCCGCGCGACGAGGACGGCAACATCCGCCTCCTGCCGCCGATCCCGCTGGAGGTGTTTTCCACCACCAACCCCTACGGCCCGGGCCACGCCTGGGTAAAGCGCGAGTGGATCGACCCGGCGCCCCCCGGCGTGCCCATGTTCCGCACCACTAGCGTCTTCAACCCGCGTACGCAGCGGCGAGAAGACATCGTTCGATGCCGCGTACGCATCTTCGGCAGCTACAAGGAGAACCCCTACCTCGACGCGCAGTACATCGCGACGCTGGAGAACATCACCGATGAATCCAAGCGCCGCGCCTGGCTGTGGGGCGACTGGGACATCGTGGCAGGCGGCGCGTTGGACGACGTCTGGAATCCAGAAGTGCACGTGGTGCCCCGTTTCAAAGTGCCGCCGAACTGGAAGATCCGCCGATCGTTCGACTGGGGTTCTACGCACCCGTTCAGCGTGGGCTGGTGGGCGGAGAGCAACGGCGAAGAGGTGCGTATGCCTGATGGTACCACGCGTCGCTTCGCGCCGAAGTCGCTCATCCGCATCTACGAGTGGTACGGGAGCAAGGGCGCTACCAAGTCCGTCGGCGGCCTCCTCCCGAGGAGCGGCGAGTTGGGCTTCAATCAAGGCGTGAAGTTCAGCACGAAGGACATCGCCACTGGTATCAAGGTCATCGAGCGCCACCTGCAGAAGGAAGGCTGGATCGGGCGCAGGGTCGAGCCCGGTCCTGCTGACAATCAGATCCGCGATGTGCGCGAGAGCGATGTGCCCAGCATCGAGAAGAAGTTCAACGAGGAAGGCGTGACTTGGAAGGAGAGCGACAAGTCCGTTGGCTCGCGCTCCATCGGCCTGCAGCTGCTGCGCGACCGCCTGGAGGCGTCGATTGAGGGCGAAGGCCGCGGCATCTACTTCATGGACAACTGCCGCATCTCGATTGCCGGCCTGCCGACGTTGCCCCGCGACGAAGACAACATGGACGACGTGGACACGTCCGCCGAAGACCATTTCTACGATGAAATTCGCTACATGGTGCTCGACGTCGACTCCGACTTCGCCGCCGATATTCGCTCCCTGAGGCCCTACTGACGAGGAACCTGCGCCGTGGCTGAGAACATCGACTATGTCCTGCCCGAGGTCGCCGAAGCCCTCGAAACCTGGCAGCGCATCCGCGACGTCATCAACGGTGAGACGGCGGTCAAGAAGCGCGGCAAGTACCTGCCGTACATCATGCCGTCGGACAAGAGCCAGGTCAACATCGACCGCAACATCGCCTACGCCCAGCGAGCGGTCTTTTACGGCGTCACCAAGCGCACGCTGAAAGGGATGATTGGCCAGGTGATGGCCAAGCCCCCGGTGCTTACGGTGCCGGAGCTGCTTGAGCCGCTGCGGGATGACATCGACGGCGGCGCGGTCTCGATTGAGCAGCAGAGTCGCCAGGCCCTCAGCGACGCGTTAAGCGTTGGCCGCCTCGGCCTGCTGACCGACTACCCGCGGATCGAAGGCCGCCTCACGCGCCCCACCCGTGCTGACCTGCTCGAAGGCCGAATCAAGCCGTCGGTGCAGTACTACTTCGCCGAGCAGATCATCAACTGGCGTGTCGAGATGGTCAAGGGCCAGCGCAAGCTGACGCTCGTCGTGCTGCTCGAGAAGTACATCAAGAAGGACGACGGCTTCAAGAAGGAGGAGGCAGACCAGTGGCGAGTCCTGCGACTGGTGCGTGACAGCGATGACGACGCGGGCCGGTACGTCGTGCAGGTCTACCGCAAGGACGAGGCCGGCGCGTTTATCGTTGTGCCTGAGCTGAGCAGCATGCCGGTCGACGCGTGGGGGAGGCCGTTCACCGAGATCCCGTTCGTCATTGTTGGTAGTGACAACAATGACCCGGGCATCGACGACCCGCCGCTCGAGGACATGGTCAACCTGAACCTCGCGCACTACCGCAACAGTGCGGACCACGAAGAGTCGGTGTTCATCGCCGGCCAGCCCACGCCCGTCTTTGCCGGCATGACCAAGGAGTGGGTCGAAGAGGTGTGGGGCAACAAGGAGATCTACCCGAACGGCGTGGCCATGGGTTCGCGCAGCCCCATTCCACTGCCCGCGGGCGGCAGCGCCTTGCTGCTGCAACCGAACCCCAACACGCTGGTCTTCGAGGCGATGAAGCACAAGGAAGAGCAGATGAAGGCTCTCGGTGCGAAGCTCGTCGAGCCGAGGACTAGCACGCGCACCTTAGGCGAGGCGCAGATGGACTACGCGAGCGAGTCCTCAGTGCTGATGAATTGCGCAAGGAACGTCTCGGCCGGTTATACTCGCTGCCTGCGCTGGGCTGCCATGTTCGCTGGCGCCCCAGTGACCGACGACATCGCATACGAGCTGAACACCGACTTCGAGATCAGCCACATGACCGCTGACCAGCGTCGCCAGCTGCTCGCCGAGTGGCAAGCCGGCGCCATCTCCACCACCGAGTACCGCGCCATCCTGCGCCGTGCGGGCGTCGCCACGCAGGAGGACGAAGAGTACCGGGAGGAGGTCGATCAGCAGACCGCCAAGGATCTGGAGACTCAGGCGGCGATGTTCGGCGCAGGGAGCGGCAACGGTTTCGGTGGCGACGGTGACGAGGAGTAAGCCTTGGCGCGCTCCGACCTGACCAACTCGGCAGTCCGCCACCAGGTCATGCTGGAGCGGCTCAAGGCGGCTGAGGCTGGCGAGTTTAACAAACTGATCCCCATCCTCGAGCGCCAAGTGCGCGAGACGCTGGCCAAGCTGGATGAGCCCGTCCGGGGCCTTACGCGTGCCCGTCTGAATGGCTTGCTTCGCGAGCTGCGCGCAGCGCAAGAAGCGGCGTTGGCCCGGGCCCAGGACAAGCTGCTGCGCCGCCTGCGCAACATTGCGGCGTACGAGTCGAACTTCGAGGCCAAATCGCTCACCGCCCAGACGCCGCGCGGCGTTACGATCACTGCAGCCACCACTAAAGCGGCGTGGGCGAATGCGACAGCGGTGCCACTCAGCGCCACCGGCGACTTGCTCGAGCCGTTCATCCGCGAGATGACCAAGCGTGAAGTGAGCATGATCAACAAGGTCATCATGCGCGGCTACAGCGAAGGTTGGACCAATGACGAAATCGTGCGCGTGATTCGCGGCACCAAGAAGCTGAACTACAATGACGGTCTGATGAAGGCGCTCGGCCGTCACACCGCCACGCTGGTGCGGACGGCGGTGCAGCACGTGGCCAATCAGGCCCGCGAGGCAACGTGGGAAGAGAACGACATCACCCAGTACCGTTGGGTGTCGACGCTCGATAGCCGCACGTCGTCGCAGTGTCGTAGCCTCGATGGCCAAGTGTTCACCATCGGCAAGGGCCCGCGCCCGCCCATTCACATGAATTGCCGCAGCACAACTGTGGCCATCATCCCGGGCCTGGAGAACCTCAGCGACACCCTGACCCGTGCGTCACAGGACGGCCAGGTGAAAGGCTCGCTCACATACTACGAGTGGCTCAAGACCCAGTCCGCGCAGTTCCAGGACGCGGTGCTGGGGCCTGTCCGGGGTAAGCTCTTCCGGGACGGCGGCCTGTCTGCCAAGCGTTTCGCCGAGTTGCAGCTGAACTCGGTATTCGAGCCTCTGAGCCTGGACGAGATGCGGAAACTGGAGCCTCTGGCATTCAAGCGTGCGGGAATTGACGACGAATAGCGCGGCCATACTTGCAGAGGTTTGGCCGACGGTATAGGATTTTGCCCGATGAACGTACAGTCACAGAACCCGAACGAGGACGATGTGGTTCACACGCGCCCCGGCCTCAATGACGAGGACAACCCTGTGATCACAGACCCCGGTCCTGCCCGTTGCAACGGTGGCGGTCTTGAGCCGGACATCGTATCCCGCCGCGCGTCGCGGTAACCACAAAGAGAGAGTCTCTCATGAGCACGAAGTTGAAGATGCAACTGGACAGCCTGGACGGTCTCGATGAGTCGCTGCACGGGTTCTACGAGGAGCGGGATGGTAAGTTCCACCTCAACCTCGACGGCTACGAAGACCCGGCCGCGCTGAAGCGGGCGAAGGACTATGAGAAGGAGGCCCGCAAGAAGGCGGAAAAGGAGCTGAGGGAACTGCGCCAGGAGTTCGAAGACTTCCGTGCCGAAGTCGAGAAGAACAACGACGACAAGTCCCGCAAGAAGGGCGACATTGAGGCGCTGGAGCAGTCCTACAAGGACAAAATCGCGAAGCTCGAACAGAAGTACCAGCAGGCCCTCGCCGAGCGCGACGCGCAAATCAGCAAGTTGCTGGTGGACAACGTCGCCGAGACGATGGCCGCCGAGCTGAGCGACACGCCGGAGCTGCTGGTCGACATCATTCGCAGGCGGCTCAAGGCGGAAAACGGTGAGACCCGCGTGCTGGACGCCAACGGCGAGCTCAGCGCGACGACGATCGACGAACTCCGCGAGGAGTTCCGCGCCAACAAGAAATACGCCGCTATCATTCGCGGCAGCCAGGCCAACGGCGGAGGTTCCGGCGGTGGTGGCAAGGGTGGCGGTGCCACCAAGTCCTTCAAGGAGCTTTCCGAGAAGGAGCGCGTGGAGCTGGCCAAGACCAACCCGGCCGAGTTCCAGCGTCTGCTGGACGCCTACAAGGCGGAAAGCAAAACTAACTACTGACCCGCAACCTTACCTCCCAAGGAGTAACGCACCATGGCCAACACCGAACTCAGCGACATCTTCGTGCCGGAGGTGTTCCAGTCCTATCAGGTCAACGACACCGTCGAGAAGACCCAGTTCGTCGAATCCGGCGTCGTGACCCTGTCGCCCACCCTGGACCAGCGCGCCAACAGCGGCGGCATGCTGACCACCATCCCGTTCTGGAACGACCTCGATGCGTCCATCGAGCCGAACTACTCGAACACCACCTACACCGACATCGCCACGCCGCAGAAGATCAACAGCGGCGAGCAGACCGCCCGCATCGCCTACCTGAACGAGGGCTTCAGCTCGTCCGACCTGAACAAGGAGCTGGCCGGCTCGGATCCGATGCAGCGCATCGCGAACCGTGTCGATGCGTACTGGCAGCGCCAGTTCCAGCGCCGCGTGCTGTCGATCGCCATTGGCATCTACAACAACAACGTGGCCGTCGACGGTGGCGACATGGTGGTCGACGTCTCGTCCACCACGCCGGGCACTATCACCGACGCCAACCGATTCACCGCGCCGGGCCTGATCGATGCCAACTACACCATGGGCGACGCCGCTCCGGGCGTGAGCGTGCTGGCGGTGCACAGCATCATCTACAAGAAGATGCTGAAGGACCAGCTGATCGAGTTCATCCCGGACGCGCAGGGCAGGCTGACCATCCCGACCTACCTGCAGATGCGCGTGGTCGTCGACGACGGCATGCCCAGCTTCGGGACCGGCGTGGACCGCAAGTACCTCTGCATCCTGTTCGGCCAGGGGGCCATCGGCTACGGTCGCGGCACCCCGCGCGTGCCGGCCGAGGTGCAGCGCTACCCCGAGCGGGCGAACGGCGGCGGCGTCGAGGTGCTGTGGAGCCGCAAGACCTGGCTGATCCACCCGTTGGGCTTCAACTTCCTGTCGGCGGTCATCACCGGGCCGGGCCTGTCGCCGACCTGGGGCGACCTGCAGGATGCCACCAACTGGGAGCGTGTGCTCGACCGCAAGAAGATCCCGCTGGCGTTCTACGTTGTCAACGCTTGATGAGAAGGGCGGCTTCGGCCGCCCGGCTCTAAGTGCCCGCGTCGACGGAGCACCCAGTTCACCATCGAGGAGAAGCATCATGGTCAAGACCAACACCACCAAGGCCACCGACAAGGCGCCCAAGACGAAGGCGACGGAGGGCGCCAAGCAGGCCAGCACCGTGCTCGAGGCGCCGAAGCCCGATCCGGCCCGCGCCCCGCGCGAAGACGACATCGGTCGTCGCGAGCGTCGCGGGCCGAAGAAGGACATCAACGCCGAGGACGAGGGCCAGGACAAGGTCTACAGCGTCGCGTCCCGTGCCCGCTGGGGCGGCACCGAGACCATCCACGAGCTGTCGCAGGACGCGCAGGCCGCCGAGGCGTCGGCCGCCGAGAACCGCGAGGAGTAAGCGCCATGGCACTCGTCATCGAAGATGGCACCGTGGTGACGGGTGCCAACTCCTACATCGACGTCCCCGAGGCCAAGGCCTTTGCCGCGGCCAGGGGCGTCGACCTCGGCAACGACGACGTGGTGACTGAGCAGCGTCTGCTCATCGCCATGGACTACCTGGAGTCGCTCAACTACAAGGGCGTGCGCACCGACCCTGACAAGCAGTTGCTCTCGTGGCCGCGCACCGGCGTTACCTTCGACGGTCGTACCTTCGGAGACCACGTCATCCCCAGTCAACTGAAGTCGGCTCAGGCGCAGCTCGTGATCGAGCAGTTCAACGGAGTTTCTATCTTCGCCAGCTCAAGTGCTTCAAACGGCGCCGGCGAACTGGCCGTGAAGAAGGAGGTCGTCGACGTCATCGAGACCGAGTTCTTCTCGCCGAAGGATATGGGCCAGGAGATCTTGGCTGTTGCGCAGATGCCGGCTGTGTCCGCGCTGCTGCGTGGTCTGCTCAAGGGCTTCGGCCCGCTCTTCGCCTACCGGGGCTGAGTCATGGGTACTTACGACCGCCAAGTCGCCACAGCTGAGCGCCTGATCCGGGAGAAGGGGAAGCCCGTTCAGGTGGTGCGCCAGTCGACGACGCTGCCCGACCCCAACCGCCCGTGGGAACCTGGCGAGCCGGTGGAGACCTTTACCGACGCGTATGGAGTGTTCCTGAACTTCAACGCGCAGGACATGGAGACGATGAGCAAGATGGCCGGTGCGTCTGAGATTCAGTCGTCCGACCGAAAGGTGCTGTTGGCGGCTGCCGCAGCCGGCGCTCCGCTGACCACCAACGACAAGCTGCGCGACGCAGATGGCGATTGGTCGATCGAGTGGGTCCAAGTGCTCGCGCCCAACGGCGAAAACATTCTCTACACCGTGAGAGCCCGTCGATGACCGCCAACGCCATCATCGTCCGCGACGAGGCCTTCGCCATGATCAGGGCAGCGGTGCTTGCCTACGACCCCACGGTGAAGATGTACTGGGAGGGCGTGCCGACGTCGCCGACGAATCCGCCTCCGACCGCGAATGACACCTGGTTGCGTGCATCGCTGCTACATGCTACTGGCAGTCAAGCCTCTCTTGCCGGCGTGGACGGTGTCCGCCGCTGGAATCGCACCGGGTTTATCTCGGTGCAGTGCTTCGCCCCGCTCGCCAAAGGCAGTGCTCAGGCGGCAACGAAACTGGCGTGCGTGGTACGCGACGCTCTGCAAGGCAAACAGACGCCGAGCTGTGTCTGGTTCCGCAACCCCAAGATCAATGAGGTTGGCGAGGATCGCGACTGGTTCAACGTCAACGCTACCATCGACTTTGACTACGACGAACTGAGGTGACATCATGGCCGTGTGCCCGAAGTACAAGATCGATTCCAATGTGACCGGTCTCCGGTACGCGGAGGAAGTCTGCCTCAAGCAGCTCCCGACGCTCGCCGCGGACGGTACTGACCCCGTGTGGATCGCGCTTGAGCCCAACAGTTACTCCGACTTCGGCGGGCAGGTGACCACGGTCGCTCGCAACCCCGTCAACCCGTCGCGCCAGCGCCGCAAAGGAGTGGTGACCGACCTCGAAGCGAGTGGTGGGTTCCAGCAGGACCTGACGTTCTTCAACTTCCGTGACCTGCTCCAGGGCTTCATGTTCGCCGACCTGCGCGAGAAGAAGTCCACGCGCCCCGCCAATGGCCCCGCTTTCGCCGTGACTGACGTGGCGGCGGTCGATAGCACCTACACTACCGAAGCGGGCGGCGGCGCCGGCTTCATTGAGGGGCACCTCATCGTTGCGGAGGGCTTCACCAACGCCGCAAACAACGGGATCAAGACCGTCGTGAGTTCGACTGGCTCCACCGTGGTCGTCGCCGAGGCAACGGTCGATGAGCCCGCTCCGCCTGCCGGTGCTGTCCTCGCGGTCGTCGGCTACCAGGCCGAGTCTGGCACGCTGGACATCGAGCTGAACGGTGGCCTCGTCCGTCTTGTTTCGAACGTTGGCGTCGACTTCACCACGCTCGGTCTCATCCCCGGAGAGTGGATCTTCATCGGAGGTGACCAGCCCGCGAACAGCTTCGCCAACAACGGCGGCTTCGCCCGCATCAGCACCATCACCGCCGACTACCTCGAGTTCGACAAGGTTGACTGGCCGAATCCGGTCGACGAGGCTGGCACGGGCAAGAGCATCAACCTGTACTTCGGCTCGGTGCTGAAGAACGAGTCTGATCCGGCTCTGATCAAGCGCCGTTCCTACCAGCTCGAGCGCACCTTGGGCCAGGACGCCAACGGCACGATGAGCGAGTACCTCGTCGGTGCGGTGCCGAACGAGCTCACGCTCAACGCGCCGCAGGCTGACAAGATCACGGTCGACCTGTCCTTCGTCGCCTGCGACCACGAGATCCGCAACGGTCTGACCGGTGTTAAGCCCGGCACCCGCGTGGGCGTTGTCGAGGGCGACGCCTTCAACACGTCGAGCGACTTCGCGCGCATCAAGATGGCGCTGGTGACCGAGGACGCGGCGATCCAGCCGCTGTTCGTCTTCGCCAGCGACCTGACGCTGACCGTCAACAACAACGTGAGCGCCAACAAGGCCCTCGGCGTGCTCGGCGCATTCGACCTCAGCGCCGGCACCTTCGAGGTCGGTGGTTCCTTCACCGCGTACTTCGCCAGCGCCGAGTCAGTGCAGGCCGTGCGCAACAACGCCGACGTGACGGTGGACGTGATCATGGTGAAGAACAATCACGGCATCCTGTACGACATCCCGCTGCTCTCCTTGGGCAACGGTCGTCTCAACGTCGAGCAGGACCAGGCCATCACCCTCCCGCTTGAAACTAACGCGGCGGAGAGCAAGTTTGGGCATACGCTGCTGTGGCAGTTCTTCCCGTACCTGCCCAACGCTGCTACACTTTAATTACCGACCGCCCTAGGAGAGTCTCCTCATGAGCCTGTACAACATCTTCGAAACCGACAAGGGCCTCGAGCGCGACGGTGTCGTGCTGGACTACGGCTTCAATTCGAAGAATCAGCCGGTGCAGATCCGGATCGCCCGCGCCGGTGGCGCTAACATCAAGTTCGCCAAGGTGCTCGAGCAGAAGATGAAGCCCTACAAGCGGGCCATCGCCAACGACACCATGGACAACAAGGTGGCCGAGAAGCTTCTGATCGAGGCCTACGCCGACGCTGTCATCCTTGGTTGGGAAGGTGTTGAGGACCGCGATGGGAACCCGTTGGACTTCACCCGCGAGAACGTGATCAAGGTCCTGACCGACCTGCCCGATCTGTTCCTGGACATCCAGCAGCAGTCCCAGAAGGCCGCTCTGTTCCGCGCCGAGCTGCGCGAGGCGGAGCAGGGAAACTCGCTGCGTTCCTGATCTACGGATTGGAGCAGGGACCGAACGAGCGTTATATCATCGAGCAGTGCGTCAGGGAGCGGCGTCCGCTTCCTGACGCGATTCAAAATGCGCCGGACCTGATGCCTGGCTCGGAGCTGTTCTACATGGCGTTCATGGATTTGACGTCGAGTAGGTCGCTCGGGTACATGTCAGCCGGACCCATCCCTTGGCACGCGATCCACCTTTACTGTGAAGCCAACGGAATCACGGGGGAGCAACGAGAAGACGTCTTCTACCATGTCGAGCACCTGGACAAGGTGTACTTGGACTGGTTAGCAAAGAAACAGAAACAGCGGCTGGACGCGAGCAAGCCATCACCAACTAAGCGAGGGCGGTCCAAATGACCGATTTGAAGACCTTCTCCCGGCGCATCAGGATCCGAGCTAACAAGATCTCGAAGAACACCGACGACCTGGTCAAGAAAGTCATCCTCGCGGTCGACCAGGCCGTCGTCCTTGCCACGCCCGTTGACACGGGCCGCGCACGCGCCAACTGGCGTCCCAGCATTGGCGCCCCCATCACCGACACCCTCCCCGAGCCGCCCAACAAGCAGGCCGGTCTGCGCAGTGCGCTGGACGCAGGCGAGCGGGTGGCAAGGCAGTACAAGGGCGGGGTCAACTCACCCACGGTTCATATCACGAACTCGCTGCCGTATATCAAGTCCCTGAACGACGGGTCGTCGAAGCAGGCTCCTCGCAACTTCGTGAACACCGCGATCCTGCTGGCCGTCAGCGTCATCCGCCGGGCCCGCATCATCGACATCAGGTGAGGTCATGACGACCGAGGTCATTAACATTCAGGTTCGCGAGGACGGCTCCCGAGTCGTCGTCCGCAACATCGACGGCATTGGCACCGCGGCCGATCGAGCGTCGGGTCCTGTGAACCGACTGAAGGGGCTGCTCGCGACGCTGGTGACTGGCGCCGCTGTCACCCAGCTGGGTCGACTGGCGGACGAGTACACCAACCTCCAGAACCGACTGCGCCTGGTCACGACCGGTACGGAGAACCTGAGTCGTGTCACCAAGGAGCTGCTTGGCATCGCCAATCAGACCCGCTCGGACTTCACCGCCACCAGTGAGCTATACGCGAGGCTGGCCAGCACGACCAAGGAACTCGGTCTCTCGCAGCAGGAGCTGCTCGACTTCACCAAGCGCGTGAATCAGGCCATCGTGCTTTCTGGCGCCAGCTCCCAGGAAGCGGCCGGCGGCCTGCGACAGTTGGCGCAGGGTCTAGCGTCTGGCACGCTGCGCGGCGACGAGCTGAACTCCGTCATGGAGAACTTCCCGAAGGTCGCGCAGATCATCGCGGAGGGCATGGGCGTCTCGATCGGCGAGGTCCGCAAGCTCGGTGCTGAGGGCAAGATCACCGCGCGGCAGATCGTCGACGCCTTCGCCAAGGCCGGCG